AATTCATAGGGAATTGAACCATAGTATCCGCAAAGTGATTTATCCATTCTGCATTTATACCTCTATTTACATATTCGATTGCGGATTGTTTATCAGGAGTAATTGTGTAATGGAAACGATTTGCTTTGGGATAATTTCTTTCAAAGTTTTGTGGGTCATCTCCACTTTCTTGTATCCAAAATGCAGGAACTAAATCCTTATTAAGATATTGTGAATCAAATCTACCCCAATCCATAAACAACACTATATCAGTTTGTGGTTTGGAATCTACCCAATTCTTTAACTCCGTATCGTTGGTTTTAACTATTTGAGTTTCCCAACCTCTTTCTTTGAATTCATTTAAGAGTGCCAATGGTGTAGACCATTGTTCTCCATCTTTGTAATCGTATATGAATGTTATCTTCATTATCTGTAATCTACTTCGTTAAAATTTATCAAATAGTGGTTTTCTCCTTCTCTGTTATATGGTGAATATGGTTTCCACCCTTCTCCCATTTGTAAAAATGAATGCTCCGATGAAAACCTGCTACTTCTTTTTACCGCATCTAAATTTATAGTTTTTGCGTAAGATGCTTTCATCCACCAAAAATTACCGGAATATATCACCCAAGGACCTGCTTTACCAAATAAAACACCGTATGTATTGAAATCAGTTTTTTCAAATAATTTAAATACATTTTTTGCCTTTTCTATGTTAAAGTAATTCATAAGATGTCTCCAACTTTCTACATTACTATATTCCTCACTTCCTCTTTTGGATGCACCTTTAGTATGAAAATACAAAATATAATCCGAATCTGCAAATTTTTCGGTATCTTTTTCTATAAGTTCTAATGTAGTAAATTCGTGTCCTTTAGCTCTAATATCTCTGATACGATAATTGGGTTTGTTAAAAGTATAGAATTTATCTATTATATTACTTGTCGAATAATTATCATTTGCAATAGAGATGCCAACATTTAATATAAATGGAAAGTTAAAGTTTTTTTCAATTAAACTTAACTGCTCGTCTATTATCGATTCCACACCATTTATTGCGTATATATGATAGTAGACGTGAATCATTACAGAGTATTGTAATAATCGTTTTGTTTCTCTTGCCTATCAATTGTTTTTGGGTGTTGTATACAATATACTTCATCCGATGGGAAATTAGTGTATGATTGAAACCCAACAATTCTTTCATGTACTTTACCACTCCACCCAATAGTTTCTGGATTGTTTTTGTAAATACGAGTCTGAACATCTGGAAAGTTTACCCATCCTTTATCATTAACATTCCATCCCCATTTCTGAATATGTGCTTCGGTTAACCCTTCAACGGTATTGATACGAGGAACTACTATTAGGTCTTTATCAGTATTGGCATCTAGTAATTCTTCCAAATTATAAATTAAATCATTTGATAGGTACTCATCCGCATCTAACTGAAATATCCACTCACCTTTACAGTGTGAATTTAAAAAGTTTTTCCATTGTGCGAAATCATTATCAAATTCAGATTCAATTAAAGTGATGTAATTTGCATTAGCTTGTAATTCTAAATACTCAATCATTTCCGTAGAAGATTTTGGAGTATCTAAAAGAACTACTATTTCAGAATTTTCACCTTTATAGTTTATCAATTGAGTAACTAATCGTATAATTTCTTCGTGCTCATTACAAGCGGTTATTGCGTAACTTAATTTCATTTAATCTTCGTTATGTGTTTCTTTTGTAATATAATCAGCTTCTCCGCCCGTTGTATATGGTGGATTGTATGTATTGTTTGTATAATGCCATGCCGAACCACTCGGATACCCGTATGTGGTCGATGTTGCTGGTTTGTATGTAATAGAACCATATCCAGGCGTAGCTATAATAGTTCCACTACTACCTGACGGGTAACTTGATGATACTGTTAGTGTTGGTTCATCTTTAACCGTTGCCAATTTATCTTTTAGTGTATCCCATTGTTTAGGTGATATACTATACTCATGTACTCCTTCTGTGAATCCTTTTAACCAAAGGACAAATTCTTTTGATGTCATAACTATTTATTTTTTAATTGTGATTTTTTATCAATCCCTGTAGCCTCTTTATGTCTTGGAGTTAATGAATTAACATCCATATCCAATTCAATTATTTTACCAAGCCCACTTAACTTATAAGTTCTATACGCTTCGTTTGTAATTATTGGAACTTTCATAACTACCTTTTCATAAAAAGCTTTTGCTCCACCTCTCATTTCTAACAGTTTAGTATCTTCATTTACGAACCTACCAAAAAATTTTTTAATTAAGTTTGGATTTACATTTGATACCTTTACGGCATGCACAACATCTTTCACTTTTGAAACAAATAGTGTATATATAATTGGAGCAGAAAATTCACTGTATTTACCTTTAGTTCCATCTATATATTCATATTCTTTTATAAGATAGAATTTTGCCCTTGTCATTTGATTTGGGACAATGAAGTTTCTATCATCTATAAATTTTCTATATAGTGGATTATAGCTCTGCATTATTTACTTAACATTTTTAATTTAGGTAATTGAAGTTGTTGAAACTTTGGTTGTATCTTACTATAAATACCATATTGATTCAAAATTCCATCAAACAATTTAGTCATTTTTTCCAATCCAAAGTTTTGTTTGTTTTGTTTGCCCAATTGTATAGATGCCTTTTTGTATTTTTCATAGTTCTTATAAACATCTTTTATAGATGATAGTGCCTTTGAAATATTTACATTAAACCATTGTGATTCTTTTAATAAAAATTGGTCTGCAGCTGATTCATGTACAGGTTTTAATTCACCCTCTAATAAAACTGCTCCTTGCTTTAAGAAATCCAAATGTCCACTCCAATTAGAAACGATTACAGGCTTACCTGTTAAACTGAACTCCAATAGAGGTCTACCAAATCCTTCACCTTTTGTAAAGTTTAACATTGCTTTTACTTTTGGATGTTCGTATAATCCGTTCATTTCAACAGGTGTTAAATCACCATGCAACAAATAAATTGGAACTGATTTATAATCATTACCCAATACTTCTCTAATTTTTTTAATAGTGGTTTCTCTATCCATTACAGAGAACCCTGCTGAAGATGTTTTAAGAACTAATGCGGGTTTTACCTTTTCATTTTTGAATGCCATTGCGAATGTTTTTATCATCATTCCCACATTCTTTCTATCTTCTCCCAAATCACCTCTTAACCAATGACCTACGAATAGGAATGCAAACTCTTCTTTGATTTGGTCTAATTCCGAAACAATAGCAACCTCATCTGTTCCAAACATTGTTTCATCAAATCCTTCAAATAGAATTTCAACAGGTTTTTGAATTCTATGTTGTGCAATTAATTGTCCTGTTTGTTTATCTTGCTCATTATACATTGTATCTACTAAACTCTTTTTAGAATGTTCAGATGGAACTATAATCAAATCCATTCTATTACATCCATGAATCCAATCTAATGCACAATGTGTTGTTTCAATTGCCGCAGTAATTCCAATATTATAAAACCCTAATGGTTGAAATTCATTTGGGACTGTAACTTGAATATAAATGTCTGGCTTTTGTTGAATACCTGGAATTATATTTTCTATAACCCATTTGTGAAATTCATTATCATAATTAAGAGCATCCATTGGAGTATTCCCCCAACGAGTGCTAATAATTTTAATATCAAATTTATCTAACTTATACAATGAATGTAATAAATCTCTCGCATGGTCACCATATCCACTTCTTGTTGCTACTGGTGCCTGAAATACTAATGTTGGTTTCATATTATAACTCTATTAACTTAAATTTTTTCTTTGGTGTCCAATTTTCAAATGCTCCTTCCATGCCATCTACTAATGTTTTACACATCGCTTCTCTGCTCAATAAACCATCCCCTAGCATCCACTTTCTACCTTTCAACGCTGCTGCATCTCTATCTTCTTTTGGAGTTAAATACCATTCCATAATCAATGGTGATATATCTTCAAAATCAACTCTATCATCAAAGATATATGGTGTAGGAACTGAACCCGTTGTTGAACGAACTGGCCAAATTGGTTTCACCCAATCTCCCCAAACTACACCTGCCTTTTTATGTCTATCATGTAATGAACCAATCTTTACATAATCTTCTGCGGTTAGTAGTTTGCCAGTTGTAATATCTCTAAATCCACATTGGTCTTGTAATCCACCCGTAACCGTAACAATAATAGGAGTTCCTGCCATTACCGATTCTGCCGTTGCTAATCCAAATCCTTCATTAGATGCCACATTAATTGTTACATCTCCCAAATTATAAAGATAGTTCAATTGTTCTTCTGTATATCTATTCGGTGCAAATACTACATTTGTTTCAGGTGAACAACATTCTGCTATAGTTCTCGGTAAATCAGTACCATGCTCTTCTACTGGTTGGGTATGCATTAACAAACAAACCTTACTCCTATGTTCTGGTGCTAATGCCTCCACAAATTTATCAAATGCAAGAATTACATCAATTGGTTGTTTTCTACGAATGTTTCTATTATTCCAATATAAAACAAAATCGTATTCTTTTTCACCAAAGATTTCCTTTTTAAATTCAGCAGGTACTTCAACTGGCTTATATAAATCTGAATTAATACCATGTGGTACATAACTCACTTGCCAATCGGCAGGAGGTGTCCAATATTTCTCTCTATCCCATCCCCACACTCTACGGGTAATACCATAAGTTTGCTTTGAAATGCAACCAATCCAATCACAACTTTCGTAGTAATCTCTATTGTATTTAGGGTCTGGCAAATCATCCCAAATGTGATAGAAGAATAAAGGTACTGATTGACGAATTTCATGCTCCATTTCATACAACCAAATCCAATAACGAGGGTCAGTAAAGTGTAGGATTGCGTCAGGTTTTTCAACCATCAATAATTGACGGATAATACCTGCATTACCATAACCATCCGATGGGTAAATTTTTACACTAGCATCAGCAACACCAGTTTGCTCTCTAACACTATCATTCAAATCTAAAATCTTACCTGCTTCCGGATGTTTGATTGCTGCTCCTAATTGAACCCAATCATATTTATCAACGGTTCCCATAACCAATTGTTTGGAAACATTAGCGATACCACTCGCCATTCTTAAATCGTCTGATAATAATAAAATCTTCTTTTTTGCCATAACTTCTTTTTATAAATAATTATTGTTTTTTATATTTTTCCGTCACAAATTCCTCTTTGCTTAAACTCACACCAATCACATAGTTTTGATGGATACTTTGGATATTTTGAATCTACATTATATTCCCCATTCTGGTCAAACACACTATTAACGAATTCAGTAAACCCTTTCCATGATTTGGTCATAGAAGGTTTACCACTTGCAGGTACGTGTCTACTGATACGAGGGATGTTATAATCTGTATTTTCAGATACCTTACGCTTTAGAATTATGAATTCCACATCAATTACATCTTCGGATATATTTAGTAATTCTGCGTAAAACTTTTTGTATAAAAGTAATTGTGTACTTTTAATCGAGTCTGCTTTTTGACTTTTAGTCCATCCTCTAGTTGAGGTTTTGAAATCGGTAATACGATATCTACCTGTTGATTTACTTCTAACAATGAAATCAATAAATCCCATAAAATTAACATTTTCTGAAATCTTTGTATTGATTACTTGCTCAATTGCAATTAACTCGTCATCTTTTAGTGAGAAAAAATTGTTGAAGTTTTTAGATTTTTGAAAGTAATCTAAAATAAGATATCCATCTTCTAAAAATTCAACTAGTTCCTCTTTGGAACATATTGGGTTTTGTCCTTCGTTTGATTCTTTTAAAAAAGATTCTCTCATTTTTTCTTTGAGAAACTCTTTTGTATTCATATTCTTATCTGCTTGCGATTTGGAAATACGCAAACATCTACTCAAATATTCTTGCAAAGTCTCATGCATCGCGGAACCAAAAACGGTGTGTATATTGGATGATGATTCTCTCAAACCATCTACATACGCCAGTTTGTATTGATATGGACATGCGGACCACATACTGTATTGGGAAAATGAAACTCTTGCCATAGTGTGTTATTTAAATACAATATACACAATTTATTCCGTTTTTCCAAATACTTCTTCTACTTTATTTTTCAATATATCAGCCCACACATGGCATGCTTCTAAATTTGGATGGCCTGAATTTCCTTTAAAATAATATTCATTATCATTGAATTCTTTCATACCTCTATCTAAAAAGAATTTAAGCATTGTGGATTTTTCTTTAAAAATATAAGGATTATCAAATACACTATTTATAAATTCTTCTGTTAAAATATAGCCGTTATCTCTATTATTAATGTACAAATCAAAATCATTAAAATGTGTATTTATTTTAAATTGCTCATTTATATTATCAGAATTTGATTCTTTTAAATAATACTCATCATTATGTTTAAATGGTTTATGGTCATTTATGCCATCAAATATAATATAAGGGTATCCCTTTGATTCAAAATAAGATGTTAAAGTTATTATATTTTGTAATGTTTTATATAAAGAAAATGTTATGTTGCTATAAATGTAAATCAATTCTTTTCTATTTTTATATATCCATTTTGCAGCATTATTGCCATTTTTATAAGCTGGCATAGCTTTTTCAAAACATAATGGAGTAACATGCCATTCTTGCGGAGAATGTATCATATCATCGTAATATACTTGGTATCTTAAACATTCCGTTAACTGAATGACAAATAAAGAATCTTTTGCAATATCTTTTTTAACTTCACAAAATTCAATAGTTCTCCAAGTAATAGTATCATTACCACTACCACCTTTACCTATATTATAAACTTCTAAATTTAATTTTTCTCCTAAAAATTTAGGCCACGCTCCTTCTTTACCAAGAATATGGCCTTCTGTAAAGGAACATCCATTAGCTACCAAATATTTTTTATTTAGCATTATATTTTTAATTTTAATTTGGTTATTAACTTTTTGTCAGTACCATATTTTTCGCACATATATTTTATATTCTCCCTGCCTTCTCTGGTTGCATATAAAACTTCAATGTAATCAATTGATTGTCTTTCGGAACAATCGTAATCTTTTTTAATTAAATCAACTAAAAATGATTCGTATTTTTCTTCTCCTTTTCCTTTGATGTATTTAAGATAATATTTACCTTTAGGTATAATACTGATATACAACTTATACATTTCTCTAGGTTCTAATGTTTGAGTCAGAGGTAATATAGTTGCAATCAATTCTACCCATTCAGGTTTCATCGAAAGGAATCTATTAATCATAAAGTTACTCCATGTCTTAATATCTTCCTCCGATAATTTATCAAAGTAGTTTGGGTCTTGCTCCGATGTAATTGCAGCAATGTGGTCAAATAACTTTTTTCCTGCCATTATTATACGATTGGTGATGGTGTGTCTCTCAATTCCAAAGGTAATAACTCTTGCAATGCTTTTCCACATTGAGTACATAAATACATTTCAATTGGAATGATTGAATCTTGAGCATTACCAGTCATTATTTTACTTAATTTTTTAAATCTATATCCTGGCATAAATGTTTTATTTCCACATTCACACACCATATCCCTCGCATCATTTAAAGTGACACCATTTGGTAATCCTTGTTCCATTATTTTATAATATTTAAAATTTGAATAATTGTACTCATAAACACTATTTCTTTATCTACTACCAATGCATCTTTGGATAATCCTTCTGCGATTGTCAAAATTACAT